TAGAAAATGGAAGTAAAATATTGGCAGCGTCTACGTCTGCAAGTGCTGTCCGAGGTATGTCATTTAACATCCTCTTTCTCGACGAGTTCGCGTTCGTACCAAACCATATTGCTGACTCATTCTTTGCCTCTGTTTATCCTACTATTACTTCTGGTAAAAACACCAAGGTAATTATTGTTTCTACGCCACATGGTATGAATCACTTCTACCGCATGTGGAGTGATGCAGAGAAGGGTAGAAATGAATATCTACCTACTGACGTTCACTGGAGTGAAGTACCTGGTAGGGATGAAGCATGGAAAGAACAAACAATTGCAAACACATCTGATCAACAATTTAAAATTGAGTTTGAATGTGAATTCTTAGGATCAATCGATACATTGATTGCTGCTAGTAAGTTGAGATCACTAGTATATGATGCTCCTATTATATCAAACGCTGGATTAGATGTATATGAAGAACCCCAAAAGGATCATGATTATGTTATGACTGTTGATGTAGCTCGTGGAGTTGGTGAAGATTATTCTGCTTTTGTATGTGTAGATATCACTTCTTTTCCACATAAAGTTGTGGCAAAATATAGAAACAATGATATAAAACCAATGTTATTTCCAAATATAATTTGGGAAGTGGCAAAGAAATATAATAGCGCATTTATTTTGTGTGAAGTAAATGATATTGGAGATCAAGTAGCATCACTACTTCATTACGATTTAGAATATCAAAATGTTCTTATGTGCTCCATGCGCGGCAGAGCAGGACAAGTTGTAGGACAAGGATTCTCTGGAAAAAAGACACAGTTAGGTGTCAAGATGTCCAAGACTGTTAAAAAAGTAGGATCTCTCAATCTAAAAGCAATGATTGAAGAGAACAAATTACTTTTTCATGATTTAGATATTATATCAGAACTAACCACCTTCATATCAAAACATAATTCATTTGAAGCAGAAGATGGATGTAATGATGATTTAGCAATGTGCCTTGTAATTTATGCATGGTTGGTTGCACAAGACTATTTTAAAGAACTTACTGATCAAGATATTAGAAAGAGATTATATGAAGAACAAAAGAATCAGATAGAACAAGACATGGCACCATTTGGATTTTTAAATGATGGTTTGGATGATGATAGTTTTGTTGATGGTGATGGAGATAGATGGACAACAGCAGAATATGGAGATCGTTCATACATGTGGGAGTATAGATAATGGATCTTGATGGACAAATTAAACTTGGACATCTGCTCCTTAATGATAGAAAATGTAGAGTTTGTGGAGAAACAAAAAATCTTATAGAGGGATATTACAGAACTAGAAAGGATAGAGGAGCAGTTGCTTCATCATATTCATATGAATGTAAGGATTGTACTATTAAAAGAATAGTGAGTAGTAGAAAGAAACAAACACTATTTGTAGATTATACTTATCCAGATTGGTAGTTCACGTCTCATTTCCCCGATGAAAATACTTTTAATTCTAAATATCTAAAGATAAACTGAGACAACGGAGAAAAAAATGGCGACTCCTCAACTATCTCCAGGGATACTTGTAAGGGAGGTTGATCTTACCGTAGGAAGAGCTGACAATGTTCTTCAAAATAACGGTGCGATTGCTGGACCTTTTAGTTTAGGTCCTGTTTCTGAAGCAATTGATATCACCACAGAAGAAGAATTTATTTCAACATTCGGACAACCTATTTCAACCGATAGACACTACGAATATTGGATGACTGCATCATCTTTCCTCTCTTATGGTGGAAGACTTAAAGTTGTCAGAGTAGACGGTGCTAACCTCAACAACGCAAATGCTGGTGTAGGATTGGCATCCACAGCAGTTAAGATCAAAAACTTTGATGATTATAATGCCAATTATCAGTCAGCGACTGATTTTTATTATTCTGCAAAAAATCCCGGAACTTACCTGAATGATCTTAAGGTAGCTACCATCGATGATTTTGGTGATCAAGTCATTGGACTTTCAACTAATGATCCTGGACTTTCAAATCTTAAAGTTGGATTTGGTGTTACCATGGCGCTCAGTGGAACTGAGGCTGGTATTGGAACAACTAAATCTGTTGATGGATTCCTGAAGGGAATTATCACTGGAGTTACCACGGACTCTACAAACGGCGCGAGTAGCATCGTTGTTAAAGTTGTATCCAGAGTTTCTGGACAAAATACTGAAACTGCAACTTCTTATGCTCAATCTGATCCACTAAGATCTTTCCAACCTGGATCTGCTATTATTCCTGTTAATAACTCAGGAATTAATACTGGTAAAGGAATTGGGGTATTTGCAGGAGCTGCTGGTACAGTAACTGATTGGTATGACGGACAAACTCTTGGATTGACAAACGCTACAATTTTCTGGAAAGAAATTGCACCTAAACCCACAACATCTCAGTATGTATCTGATAGAAGTGGTAAAAATGACTCAATGCATGTCGTCGTTGTAGATGACACAGGTAGTGTGACAGGAATTAAGGGTAATATCCTTGAGAGAAATACATTCATCTCTAAAGCAACTGATACAGTTTCTGCTATTTCATCACCTGAGAGAACTTACTATAAAGATTTCCTTTCATTAGGATCTAAGTATCTCTATGCTGGAGGAAATGTTTCTGCTGCACGCGATACTTTCCATCTGACTGAACCTGTTGCTACAGGATTCTCTACAGCATTTACTAAGTTTACTACAGCAGAAGGACTTTTTGGACAGTTAGCACAAGACACAACATTCAGTGCTATCGGCAATAAGACTTATACCCTTACAAATGGTAAGGATTATAGTGGAACAAATAACACAGGAATGTCTGCATCTCTTGGTGATCTGACAGCTGGTTATGAACTTTTTGCTAACAAAGATGAGATTGAAGTAAACTTCCTTCTCATGGGTCCTGGATGCTCAACCGAAGCAGAATCACAGGCAAAAGCACAGCAACTTATTTCTGTTGCTCAAGGTAGAAAAGACTGTATTGCAGTTATTTCCCCCGATAGAAACAACGTTGTTGATGTTTCATCTACAACAGATCAAACAAACAACATCGTTAGATTCTTCAGTACTTTAAATTCCTCTTCATTCGCAGTCTTTGAAAGTGGGTATAAGTACATGTATGATAGATTCAACAATCAATTCCGTTATATCCCAACTAATGGAGACGTTGCTGGATTGATGGTTAGAACTGAAATTGATCAGTTCCCATGGTACTCACCTGCTGGACAGCAAAGAGGTGTTCTTAACAATGCAATTAAACTTGCATACAACCCCAATAAAGCACAAAGAGATTCTCTCTATGAAGCAAGAGTCAACTCTATTGTAACTTTACCAGGAGTTGGAACTGTTCTTTATGGTGATAAGACTGCATTGAACTTTGCTTCTGCGTTTGATAGAATCAACGTTCGCCGTCTGTTCCTTACAGTTGAAAAAGCACTTGAAGGACTTGCTAATGATCAACTCTTTGAGTTCAATGATGAGATTACTAGATCTTCCTTCACCAATGCTGTTGAACCTTACCTTCGCGATGTTCAAGCAAAGAGAGGACTTTTTGACTTCCGCGTCATTTGTGACTCCTCCAATAACACTCCTGAAATCATTGACAATAATGAATTCAGAGCAGATATCTTCCTCAAGCCCACCAAATCAATTAACTATGTTACTTTGACGTTCGTCGCCACACGAACAGGTGTTGCTTTTGAAGAAGTTACTGGCAGAGTTTGATTTTAAGATACAATAAACACGGAGGACACAACTAATGGCAAACTTAAGAACAATCACTAACTTTAAATCCGCCCTCAGAGGGGGCGGTGCTCGTCCTAATCTATTTGAAATTGACATCACCGGATGGCCTGGTGGTGAAAATATGGGTAACTTTGGTAATGATGCTAAGGAAGAGTTTCAATTCCTTTGCAAAGCAGCTGCTCTGCCTTCTTCTAACATTACTCCAATTGAGATTCCTTTTAGAGGAAGAACTCTCAAGGTTGCTGGTGATAGAACTTTTGATACCTGGACTATTACAATTATCAATGATGAAAACTTCAGACTTAGAACTAAGTTTGAGCAGTGGATGAATGGTATCAACAAACTGACTGATGGATCTGGTGCAACTAACCCAGGTTCATATATGGGCAATGCTGTTGTTCATCAACTCGGTAGAGGTGCTAATCAAGGTAGAAATTCAATCACTAACTCAGGTGGTGGTGACGGAAGTGGTGGACGTGATAACATTCGTCCTCTCAGAACTTATTACTTTAGTGATATTTTCCCAACTGAAGTTTCCGAAATTGGACTATCTTATGACAGCACTGATACCATTGAAGAGTTCACTGTAACCTTCCAAGTTCAGTACTGGGTTGCTGGTACAAATAGTACAAATGGTGGACCTGCTGATCAACGCAATAACGTAACCAGATAAATCAGATAAATAGTCAAATAAAAGACTACTAATAAATCATGGCTAAGTTATTTGGGTTCTCGATTGAGGATACCGAAAAAACTCCACCTAACGTTGTTTCCCCCGTTCCTCCTAATAATGAGGACGGGGTAGATCACTATATGACAAGTGGATTTTTTGGGCAATATGTTGATATTGAAGGAGTCTACAAAACAGAGTTTGATTTAATCAAACGATATCGTGAAATGGCATTACATCCAGAGTGTGATAGTGCTATTGAAGATGTGGTAAATGAAGCAATTGTAGCAGACACTCATGATACTCCTGTAGAAATTGAACTTTCAAATCTTAATGCTAGTGACGGAATTAAGAAAAAAATAAGAGAAGAGTTTAAATATATTTTAGGATTATTGGATTTTGACAAAAAAGCACATGAAATCTATAGGAATTGGTATATTGACGGAAGACTTTACTACCACAAAGTCATTGATTTAAAAAATCCTCACGAAGGTATTCAAGAATTACGTTATATTGACGCAATGAAAATGCGTTATATACGTCAGCAGAAGAAAAAACCTAATGATAGTCGTTTAGGAAATATTAATAGTGGAAATAATAATCCCATGGAATATGAATTCCCTGAGATTGAAGAATATTTCCTTTACAATCCAAAATCTGGATATCCTTCTCAAACTGCTGGAGCTCAAGGAGGAAATTCTGGTGTTAAATTTTCTAAAGATTCAATCACATATTGTTCATCTGGACTTGTAGATCGTAATAAAGGATCAACTCTTTCATATCTTCATAAAGCAATCAAATCACTCAATCAACTTCGCATGATTGAAGATGCGCTTGTAATCTATAGATTGTCTCGCGCACCAGAACGTCGTGTTTTCTACATTGACGTTGGTAATCTGCCTAAAGTAAAAGCAGAACAATATTTACGCGATGTTATGAATCGCTATCGCAATAAACTTGTATATAATGCACAAACAGGTGAGATTCGCGATGACAAAAAATTTATGTCTATGATGGAAGACTTCTGGCTTCCTAGGCGTGAAGGTGGAAGAGGAACTGAAATCTCCACTCTCCCTGGTGGACAAAACCTTGGTGAGATTACTGACATTGAATATTTTAAAAAGAAACTTTATAAGTCACTTAACGTACCTATTTCCCGTATTGAAGGAGATGGTGGATTTAACCTAGGAAGATCTTCTGAAATTTTAAGAGATGAGGTAAAATTCAGCAAATTTGTTGGACGTTTAAGAAAAAGATTCTCTGGCTTGTTTAATGACATGCTAAAGACTCAACTTTTACTTAAAAATATCATTACTCCTGAAGATTGGGACATAATGAATGAGCACATTCAATATGACTTTCTTTATGATAATCACTTTGCTGAACTTAAAGATGCAGAGTTAATGAATGAAAGACTCACTCTTGTCGCAACAGCAGAAGCTTATGTTGGTAAGTATTATTCTCAAGATTATTTGAGGAGAAAAGTTCTTCGTCAAACTGATCAAGAAATTTTAGAACAAGATCAACTAATTAAATATGAAATTAAATCTGGAATAATTCCTGATCCTGCAGAAATGCAAATTGATCCTGAAACTGGACAATCAGTACCCGGAAATGCATCAATGGATTTAGGAAAACCAGTAATGGAACCGGAAGTTGATGGTTCTTCTACTGAAGCTCCTGAACTACCCAAGGGTGGGGAAATATAAATAAAACATAGTAAGTAAATTGACTATTCACATGGATGAACTTATGGATATGATGGTATCCGATGAATCTCCTTCGCAAATAAGCGATAAGATTAAGGATATTTTAATGGGAAAAGCTGCCGAAAGGATTGATACATTTCGTCCTATGGTAGCAAATGGTGTGTTTGGTGAAGATGATATTGAAGTTGAAGATGATGAAGAGGAAACTCTTGAAATCGCCAACGAATTAGAAACCGAAGAAGAAACCGAAGAGGACTCTGAATAATGGCACATCGCACAGTTGGTGTCGGACAAAGTATTGCTACAGGTAGCACTAATCAAAAAAGTGCTGCTATTGCAGTAAAATCAAACGTTTTAAGAATTACCGCAAGAGGTGGTGATGCTCACGTTGCAATTGGTACTGAACCAGTAGCAGCTGAAACCGATTATCTTATTCCTGCTGGAACAAGTGAAACTCTGGGAATTACTAAAGCTTCTCAAAGAGTTAGAAGTGTTGAAACGTTAGGCACAAAAACAATTGTCACTTGTCCTGAGGGCACTCAACAACCATTTGGTGTTGGTGATTGCGTAAGTCTTGAGACAAATCTTGCAGATAGCAACTGGGCGACGATAATTAATCATGTTGGGGTAGATTCTATTGATCAAACAGCAGATTATGATGGATCTTTTAGTACTAGAGTTACCCTAAGTGCTAATACTGGCACCATTTCTACAGCGTTTTCTGATAATGACGCTACTCTTCGTAGATCGATCAAAGTAGGTGCTGTTTCACCTGATAATGCTGGATCTATTTTCGTTCAACAAGTACAAATTACCGGAGTAGCCTGATGAAACTTATCAGAGAAGAAATCGAATCAGTCGAATTTCTTGTAGAATCAAAGAACGGCAAGAAATCAATGTATATTGAGGGGATTTTCCTTCAAGGAAACATTAAAAACCGTAATGGTAGAATGTATCCTATGGAAACTCTTCGTAGAGAAGTTGGTAGATACAATGAAAATAATGTTCAAGCAGGTAGAGCACTTGGTGAACTTGGACATCCTGATGGACCTACTGTCAATCTAGATCGAGTATCTCATAAAATTGTTTCTCTAAGAGAATCTGGTTCTAACTTTATCGGTAAAGCAAAAATTCTTAGCACTCCTATGGGTAAAATTGCATCTTCTCTTATAGGAGAAGGTGTAAAGCTTGGTGTTTCTTCTCGTGGAATTGGATCTTTAAAAATGACAAGAGAAGGTGTTAACATAGTCGGTGACGATTTTATGTTGGCAACTGCTGCTGATATCGTTGCTGATCCTTCTGCACCTGATGCTTTCGTTGAAGGCATTATGGAAGGTAAGGATTGGGTATGGGATGGTGGTATTCTTCGTGAGAGGTATGCCGATAAAACATATAGAGAAATTAACACTCTAGTCACCCAAAAACAACTCGATGAAAAGAAATTAGATCTTTTCAACGATTTTCTTAATAATATCTGATATTAAGTATAAAATTTATTAATACATAAATAAATATAGTTTTAAAAAAACGGAAACGGAGCTGTTCAAAAATGTCTCGTGGTACAAAATTACAAGAAATGGAAGTAGGCAATGTAAAGCAGTCCAAAACTGCTGCTAACGCTAACGCTAAGCCTGGCGATTCTATGCCCACTCTGTCCGGAGCAACTCCTGGACAGTCTGGTACATATGAAGATCTCGGAGGTCCTACCCCTGAGAACTATAAGCCTGATGATGATTCTGCCAAGTTAAACATACCTGGCAAAACCCTCAAGCAAGTTAAGGACGTAGTAAACGCAAAAGCCAAACCTGCCATGGCAGCTCCTGCCGAGGAAGTAGAAACTGACGAACCCATTATCGAAGAAGAATCAGTAACTGATGAAGTAGTATCTGAAGAAGAAACTACCGAAACTGTTGCTGAGTATAACGTCGAAGAAGATGTTAATGCTCTTCTCAGTGGTGAAGAACTCACCGAAGAATTCAAAGAAAAGGCAAAAACCATCTTTGAAGCAGCAATCACTGCTAAGGCTGCTTCCATTGAGGAAGCAATCGAAGCTAAGTACGCTGCTGCACTTGCTGAAGAAGTTGCCTTAGCAAAAGAATCACTCGCTGAGCGTGTAGATTCTTATCTTGAGTATGTCTCTGACGAGTGGTTTGAAGAAAACGCACTTGCCATTGAGAACGGACTCAAGACTGAAATGACTGAATCATTCCTTGAAGGAATGAAGGGTCTTTTTGAAGAACATTATGTATCAATTCCTGAAGAAAAATATGATGTGCTTAACAGCATGGTAGAAAAACTTGATGATATGGAGACAAAACTCAACGAGCAAATCGAGAAAAATATTGCCCTGAATGGCAGACTCAGTGAGTCTGTTGCAGACGGTATTCTTGATGAAGTTTCTGAAGGACTCGCGTCTACTCAGAAGGAGAAGCTCGCCTCACTTTCCCAAAGTGTAGAGTTTGAAAGTGAACAATCTTATCGTGAAAAGCTAGGAACACTTAAGGAATCTTATTTCCCTAAGAACAATGCTCCTGCTGCTAAAACTGAAACACTGTCTGAAGGTGAAACCCATGATCATCAGCAATATACTGATACCATGAGTTCATATCTCAGATCTCTGGGAACTTTTAGCAAATGAATTTAAAATTAAATCAAACAAAAACTTACACTAGGTAAAAAGCAAATGTTCCATTCCGAGCATCTGCAGGAAAAGTGGGCACCCCTTCTTGAGTATGATGGACTTGACTCCATCAAGGATCCTCATAGAAAGGCTGTAACTGCCGTCCTGCTTGAAAACCAAGAAAAATTTCTGAAGGAGTCTTCCTCCTTTGAGACTGGTGGATCCCTCCTAAGTGAGGCTACTCCTACCAACTCAACAGGTAGCGCCGTAGATAACTTCGATCCCGTTCTGATCTCTTTGATCAGACGCTCAATGCCTAACCTGATCGCATATGATCTGGCTGGCGTCCAACCAATGAGTGGACCTACTGGACTCATCTTCGCGATGCGTTCCCGTTATGCCAATCAAACCGGAAACGAAGGATTCTACAACGAACCCGATTCCGCATGGAGTGGACAGAACTTCGGTCGTAACCTTACTGGTGGTTTCTCTGATACCGCCGCTGGTATGGGTACTACCGCTCAGGCTGGCAACAACCCTGCACTCCTGAACCCCACCTCCTCCGCTAACACTAGTGGTGGTGGAACCGACGCTTATAACGTTGGACAAGGCATGACAACTGCCGAGTCTGAAGCACTCGGAGATGCAGATCAGAACGCCTTCAATCAGATGGCTTTCTCTATTGAGAAAGTTACTGTAACTGCTAAGTCCAGAGCACTGAAAGCAGAATACAGCCTTGAGCTTGCTCAAGACTTGAAAGCGATCCATGGACTGAACGCTGAAGCGGAACTCGCCAACATTCTCTCTACTGAGATTCTGGCTGAGATCAACCGCGAAGTGATCAGAACCATCTACAAGGTTGCTGAGCAAGGTGCTGTACAAAACGTCGCACAATCCGGTGTATTCGATCTAGACATCGATTCCAACGGACGCTGGAGCGTTGAGAAGTTCAAAGGACTTCTGTTCCAAATCGAAAGAGATGCTAACGCGATTGCACAAAGAACTCGTAGAGGAAAGGGCAACACGATCCTTTGTTCTGCTGACGTTGCTTCTGCACTCACCATGGCTGGTGTACTTGATTACACCCCTGCTCTTAACGCCAACCTCACCGTTGACGACACCGGTAACACCTTCGCTGGTGTTCTCCAAGGTAAGTATCGTGTATATATCGATCCTTATTCTGCTAACCTTACCTCAGGTAATCAGAGCCCAGGTAACCAGTACTACGTCGTAGGATACAAGGGATCTTCCCCTTATGACGCTGGACTGTTCTATTGCCCATATGTTCCCCTTCAAATGGTTCGTGCCGTTGGAGAGGACACCTTCCAGCCTAAAATCGGATTCAAGACTCGTTACGGCATGGTTGCGAATCCCTTCGCTGAAGGCACCCAGGCACAACTCGGCGCTCTTAACATCAACGCCAACCGTTACTACAGACGTGTTGCAGTTAAGAACCTCATGTGATATAATTTCCTTACGTGTGAAGGAAGTGCAAGGGAGTCTTCGGACTCCCTTTTTTTATCTAAATAATTAGAAAACGATGTCTTACGGCAATCCATTTGAGAATCAGATAAGTAATAGAAATTTTTTATCACCCACTGGTTTTAAGTTTACTCTTAGAAGAGCACCTAAAGTTGCTTTCTTTGGAAACTCAGCTAACTTACCGGCAATCTCTATGGGGACTGCTATTCAATCAACTTATCTAAAGGATATTGATCGTCCTGGTGATAAGGTTGATTTTGGTGATTTTAATCTTCGTTTTTTAGTTGATGAAAATTTAGAAAACTACTTAGAAATTTTCAATTGGATAAGAGGACTTGGGTATCCAGAAAGTTTAAAAGAAATATATGACTTTCAAGGAGGAGTTGAAAACTTTCTCCAACCTCCTAATTCGGATTTAAATTTATTCTCTGACGCAACTCTACAAATTTTAACTAGTCACGAGAATCCTAATTTTAAAGTGGTATTTCAAGATATGTTCCCTACTGAATTATCTACATTAAACTTTGATGCTACGAATGAGGATATTCAATACTTTACAGCAGATGTCACTTTCAAGTATACTATCTACAATATAACTGATATGTCCGGCAAAAAATTATGAGTCTTGATCTTGAAACTATTCAAGAGATGTGGAAAAAGGATTCTGATATCGATAGGGATAACTTACATGAAGAGTCTTTAAAAATCCCATCTCTACATGCAAAATACTTTGAATTATATAATACTATATTTCTTCTTAGAAAGAAAGCAGAACAACAAAGAAAAAATATAAGACATGAAAGATATGAATATTATTCTGGAAAAGCAGATCCAGATACATATATTCATGATCCTTTTCCCAAAAAAGTTAGAGATAAGGACACTATGCAAAAATATCTAGATGCGGATGAGAAACTTTCAGGAGTTTCTTTAAAAATAGATTATTATGACACAATGCTTGTTTATATTGAGAGTATATTAAAACAAGTGAGTAATAGAACATATCATATCAAAAACGCGATTGAATTTATGAGGTTTAATTCAGGACTAGGATAATGGAGGAGGAGTTCGAACCAAGTCAAGAATTTGATTACACAGTTAATCTAACAATAGACGACATTTATTTGTTGCACCACTGTGTTCTAAAAAGGATTGAAAATTGGGAAGGATCTCCAGCAAGACATCCGATGGAACAACAACATTTATGGATGTTGAGAGACTCTTTGTATAGAATGATATTAGAATATAAATTTGAAAATATGTGATAAATATTCATAGATGATTGATCATCGTGAATACAACAGATCTTGTTATTTCCAAATCAAACGAAGTATTTTTAAAAATTAACACTGAACCTCATATCGAATATGAGCTAAGAGATCATTTTAAATTTGAAGTTCCAAACGCCAAATTTATGCCACAATATCGTGGTAAAAATTGGAATGGAGAGATTCATTTATATGATATGCGTTCGAAGCAAATCTATGTCGGACTACTAGACAAGATTATTCAATTTTGTGAAAACTACAGATATAGTTACTCTTTTGAAAATAATAAATTCTACGGACAACCCTTTGAAGTAAATGATGAAATATCATTAGAGGGTGTCAAAGGATTTATGAATTCTATTTGTGCTCATACTCCACGTCAATATCAAATTGAGGGAGTATACGATGCTTTAAAGCACAATAGAAAGCTATTGATAAGCCCCACTGCGAGCGGCAAATCTCTGATGATTTATTCAATAGTAAGATATTATTTTGACAAAGGACAAAAAATTCTTCTAGTTGTTCCAACGACATCTCTTGTAGAACAGATGTACAAGGATTTTGATGACTATGGTTGGGATGCTGAGTCATATTGTCACAAAATTTATAGTGGTAGGGAAAAGAACAGTGATGCTCCCGTCACTATTACCACATGGCAATCTATCTATAAGTTAGAAAGAAGTTGGTTTGAAGAATATGAAGTTGTGATCGGAGATGAAGCACATTTATTCAAGTCTAAGTCATTAATCAACATCATGACTAAACTTCATCATGCAAAGTATAGATTTGGATTCACTGGTACTTTAGACGGCACTCAGACGCATAAGTGGGTGTTAGAGGGAGTTTTTGGACCTTCATATAAAGTGACAAGAACTGACGAATTGATGAGACAAGGACACCTTTCTCAGTTGGATATTCAGTGTCTTGTTCTCAAGCATAAACCAAAATTGTTTGAAACTTATAATGATGAAATTGAATACCTTATTTCTCATGAGCAAAGAAATAAATTTATTACTAATTTATCACTTGATCTCAAAGGGAATACACTTATCCTTTTTGCAAGAGTTGAGGCTCATGGAGAGATACTCTACAATCAGATAAATAATAACAAGGGTGACAACCGAAAGGTATTTTTTGTACACGGTGGTATTGGTGCTGAAGAACGAGAATTAGTAAGAGAGATTACCGAACGAGAAAACAACGCTATTATCGTTGCATCTTATGGAACTTTTTCTACAGGTATCAATATTAAAAATCTCCATAATGTTATCTTTGCCTCTCCAAGTAAGTCCAGAATCCGCAATCTTCAAAGTATTGGACGAGTTCTTAGAAAAGGAAAAGGAAAATTAAAAGCAACTCTGTATGATATTGCAGATGACTGCTCTACAAAAACAAAAAAGAATTATACATTAAACCATCTTATAGAAAGAATAAAAATCTATAACGAAGAAAATTTTAATTATGATATCATAACCATTCATCTAAAAAGAACATGATAGAAGATGATTTTTACGCAACAATAAAATTAAAATCAGGTGAAGAAATATTTTGTAAAGTGGCTGCAGAGGAAGAAGAAGAAAGAACTATTCTAGTAGTGTCTAATCCTATTGTTATTAAAGAAATAAAAGGAAGAATTGGAATGATTGGATATAAGGTAGAACCTTGGTTAAGAACTAGTAGTGATGATATGTTCTTTTTAAATTTAAATGATGTATTAACAATGTCTGAGTCAACAGATATTGAGATGATTATGATGCATCAACAATATGTAAGGAAAGCAGATAACGATCCTAATTCTGGATCTAGTAATCATAAACTTGATAAAAAGATGGGATATCTTTCTAGTGTAAATGATGCAAGAGAAATACTAGAGAAGTTATATAATAGTTCTTCTAGTAAAGATATTAAGTAGTTAAGCTATAGCTGTCTCTTCAAACCCAACAAAGTTATTCTACACAACTTTTAGATACTTGTCAAGTATATGTTTTAGTGGTATACTTTATACATAATGATGAGATATAGTTATGATACAACCAGGCATGACTAAAAGAAAAAGATCAGAACATTATGTTAATAATAAAGAGTTTCTTGCTGCTCTGATTGAATATAGAACATTATCCGAAGTTTCATATAGAAAGAAATTTGGAAAGATTCTTTCAGAGCAAGACAAGTCAGAAAGAGCAAGAAGGTGGGATACTAAACCAACTATTCCAAGGTATATTGGAGAGTGTTTTCTTAAAATTGCAACTCACTTATCATTCAAACCAAATTTTGTGAACTACATGTTCAAGGATGATATGGTTTCTGATGGTATTGAAAATTGTGTGCAGTATATTCATAATTTCAATCCTGAGAAGTCTCAGAATCCATTTGCATATTTTACACAAATTATTCATTACGCTTTTTTGAGACGGATTCAAAGAGAGAAGCGTCAGTTAGAAATTAAAAACAAGATTCTAGAGAAGTCTGGATACAGCGAGGTGTTTGACGATAACAATACCCTTGACGGAGACAACTATTCCAACTATAATTCCATCAAGGATGCTGTCCACTCAAAACTTCGGTATTAATGAAAATTGCTATCATTACTGATCAGCATTTTGGTGCTCGTAAAAACTCTAAACTCTTTCACAACTATTTTCTTAAATTCTACAATGATATTTTCTTCCCCTATCTAGAGGATAATGGTATCACTACAATTGTAGATATGGGTGATACATTTGATAATCGCACTGGTATTAACTTTGGTGCCTTAGCATGGGCGAAAGATAATTACTACGATAGACTTGAACAAATGGGAATTACCGTTCATACTATCGTTGGTAATCATACTGCATTTTATAAAAATACAAACGAAGTAAATGCTGTAGATCTCCTTTTACGTGAATATAACAACGTTCGCATTTATTCTTCTCCTGAAGAAGCAATGTTAGGTGATTTAAAAATTCTTTTTATTCCATGGATCAATGAAGATAATAGTAAGAGCACTTTCACTGCTATTGAAAATACAAGTTGCAAGTGCGCGATGGGGCACCTTGAACTACGCGGATTTAGAGCTCATCGCGGCTGCGTCATGGAGCATGGTTTTGAAAGCAAATTATTTAAGAAGTTCACCAAGGTCTTCTCGGGACACTACCACACTAGATCGGATGATCAGAAAATCTTCTACCTAGGTAATCCGTATGAGATGTTTTGGAATGATGTGAATGATACTAGAGGTTTTACAATATTTGATACTGAAACTCTAGAGCATACTCATATTGATAATCCATATAGAATGTTCTATAATATCTTCTATGAAGATAATGACTATCAAACATTTGATGCAAGAGAATATGAGAATAAGATTGTAAAAATTATCGTTAGAAAAAAATCAAACACTAAAAAGTTTGAAAAGTTTATTGATAAATTGTACTCTGTCGGTGTTGCTGATCTCAAAACTGTAGAAAATTTTGAGGTGGGAGATCCTGAAGAGTTTGAAGTATTTGAGTCAGAAGACACTCTGTCTATTTTAGATAGATATATTCAAGAAGCGGAAATAAATCTTGATAAGTCCATTCTTCAAGACATTATGAGAAAAACTTACCAGGAGGCATGTGAGTTAATTTAATGTTTATTCTAACTGTAGAGGGGAAGGAAGATCATGGAGCTTACTCTGTTGTAGATGAGTCTGGAGAAAAAATTCTCTACTTATTTGAGGAAGAAGATGATGCTTCTCGTTATGCCATGCAGTTAGAAGATGAACATGGATATCCAGATATGAATATTGTTGAAGTAGAAGATGATATAATGCTTAAAACATGCCACATTCATGAGTGTGAGTATGCTATAATATCTAAGAACGACATCGTAGTTCCGCCAGAAACCGAAACATATGATTTTATTTGAGAAGATTCGTTGGAAGAATTTTCTTTCAACGGGTAATCACTTTACTGAAGTTAAACTAAACGAAAACGGTAATACGATGATTATCGGCACTAATGGTGCTGGTAAATCAACAATTCTTGATGCTCTTACCTTTTCTCTTTTTGGCAAAGCATTTCGTAAGATTAATAAACCCTTACTACCAAATACGGTTAATGAGAAAGATTGCGTTGTAGAAGTTGAGTTTTCTATAGGAAACATTCTATGGAAAGTGGTAAGAGGTATTAAACCCGCCATTTTTCAAATTTATCGTAATGGTGAACAATTAAATCAAGACGCTGCAGCAAACGATCAGCAGAAGTGGTTTGAGAAAAATGTTCTAAAAATGAACTACAAATCGTTTACGCAGATTGTAATTCTTGGTAGTAGCACCTTTGTGCCCTTTATGCAACTCTCTGCAATTAATCGCCGTGAAGTTATTGAAGATTTGCTTGATATCAAGATATTTTCTTCCATGAATTCTGTGATTAAAGGTAAGATTAGTGTTCTAAAAGACGAAATTAAGACTTTGAATTTAAAAAAAGAGTCTTTGAGTGACAAAGTGGCGATGCAAAGTCGTTTTATTGAACAATTGGAGTCTCAGGGTAAGGAAAATATCTCTAAAAATAAGGAAAAGGTAACTGAACAAAACAAATTGATTGATCTTTACCTTAAAGAAGTAGGTTTGACAGAAGAAAAGGTGTTTGGATACCTTAAAGAACAGGAATATGTCACTGGTGCAACAGAAAAACTGCGTAAATTGAGTGGGTTGAAGGGTAAAATCACTCAAAAAGCAGCAATGCTTACAAAAGAGCATAAGTTCTTCACAGAGAATACGGTTTGTCCTACATGTACACAATCAATCGAAGAGGACTTCAGAATAAATAAGATTGACGACGCTCAAAATGTAGCAAAAGAGTTGCAATCTGGTTTGAAAGATCTGGATGAGGCAATTAATGAGGAACAGGAGCGAGAGCGTCAATTTACAACCCTTTCAAAGGAGATTTCTAAACTACAGAATGGCATTTCTCAAAACAATGTTAGGATTACTGGATGTCAGAGACAAATCAGTAATCTGGAATCGGAAGTTCAAGAGCTTACCGAGCAACTTGCAAACCGAAATACTGAACATGAGAAGCTAGAAACCTTCAAAGACAATTTAAAAACTACATTTGACGATTTAGCGTCAAGAAAGGACACAATTAACTACTACGATTTTTCGTATAGTTTGCTTAAGGACGGTGGAGTTAAAACAAAAATCATTAAGAAGTATCTTCCTCTGATTAATCAGCAGGTGAACCGTTATCTACAGATGATGGACTTTTATATTAACTTTACTCTTGATGAAGAATTTAACGAAACCGTTAAGTCCCCAATACATGAGGATTTTTCCTATTCTTCTTTCAGCGAGGGAGAGAAGATGAGAATAGATCTAGCACTTTTGTTCACCTGGAGGGAAGTAGCAAGGATGAAAAACTCAGTAAACACCAATTTGCTGATAATGGATGAAGTATTTGACAGTTCTCTTGACGGATTTGGTACTGATGAATTTTTGAAAATTATTAGATTTGTTATTAAGGATGCAAATATTTTTGTTATCTCTCATAAAGAATCTTTATTTGATAAATTTGAAAATTTGATTAAGTTTGAAAAAGTAAAAGGGTTTAGTAGAATAGTTAGTTAAGAACTATTGCGTGACATCACGAAAAGGTTAAGTATAACAAGAACTTCATTAAGTTAGCATACGCTGACTAAATAATAACAGAATTGGAGAGAACCATGCTCTAAGTCTCCTTCGTTATTATTTTATTGTATTGGAGAGTATCATGCATAACATCATCTCACATAATCAACTAGCCGGTTGGAAACAGAGTGTGAACCACTTACAAACAACTATCTCATCAGTAAACAATCAGAGTGATGCTCTGAACGACTATTACAACTGCCTGATTGAGTGTGATGAACGTCAACACATCTGTAAAAAAATCTGCAAATCAGTACTAGAGTAAACCAAAGCAAAGAAAACGGGACACTAGGAGAACTGTCACTCAGCAACCCTCGCTTCGGCGGGGGTTTAGTATTATAGATGCATCAGCAGGGAAACCTATGACAGTCAAGCATGAAATCAAATCACAACTTGCAAAACTCCTTGCAACAGAAGATCTGGTGGTAGAGCACAGAAGGGTTTCCACTGCTCAGTTTGACGTTCATGATCGTGTTTTGACTCTTCCGATGTGGGACAAAGCAAGTAATATTGTATATGATCTTTTGGTGGGACATGAAGTAGGACACGCACTTTTTACTCCTGATGAGAATTGGTTAGAAAAGAAAAAAATTCCACCTCAGTTTGTGAATGTTGTGGAAGATGCTCGTATCGAAAAGTTGATGAAACGTAAGTATGCTGGACTATTAAAAACTTTCTACCATGGCTATAAGGAATTACAAGAAGAAGACTTTTTCTCTATATCTGACAGCAATATTTCTGATCTCAATCTTGCTGATCGTGCAAATTTATACTTTAAGATTGGTAATTTTATAGATTTTTCTTTCACCGATGAAGAGAAAGAAATTATTCTCATGATTCAAAATTGTGAGACTTTTGATGAAGCATTGGATGCTGCTGAAGTATTATATAAACATTGTAAACAATCTAATAAACCTGAAAATAATAATCTTGATGCTCCTCAATCCCAGCAGGAATCAAAAGAAGAACAAGAAGATCAAAGTGAAGAATCTAAACCCGAAGGGATGATTGAAGATTTCTCTCAAGGGGAAAGTGATGTGAGAAGTGAACCTGAGGTTCAAACTGCTGATTCTCTTTCAGAAAATATAAAGGGGTTAGTAGAAGAATATGGATCTGAAAATGTATATGTTGAGGTTCCTAATGTAAACCTTGATAGCGTCATCGCTTCAAATGTGGTTGTTCATGAATACATTGACTCCAAATTTGATTATCAAGAAAAACTTGGTTCTGATATGGGATGTGATATTTTTGAGAAAGTTGATAGTGAATATTTTCAATTCAAACGCTCTGCACAGAAAGAAGTAAGTTATCTTGTAAAAGAGTTTGAATGTAAGAAAGCAGCAGACTCTTATGCCCGTGCCACCACAGCACGCACTGGTATTCTTGATTGCACTAAACTTCATACTTACAAATATAATGAGGATCTCTTTCGTAAGGTAACCACACTTGCGGACGGCAAAAATCATGGATTAGTGTTTATGCTTGATTGGAGTGGTTCTATGCAACATACTCTCTTAGACACTTGCAAACAGATGTTTAATCTTCTGTGGTTTTGTAAGAAAGTTGGTATTCCTTTTGAAGTATATGCATTTACAAATGAGTGGTTCATTCCTGAGGACGGTAATCCTGCAAATATTGTTCCTCATTACGAAAAGAAAGAAAATCAACTTGTCGTTAATGATGATTTTAATTTGATGAACATTCTTACTAGTAAGACTTCAGTAAGAGAACTAGAGAAGCAGATGCTCAACGTATGGCGTCACGCAGTTTATTTTGACAAACCCTATCAAATGTATTATCAAATTGGTAGGAAGATGTCTCTCTCTGGTACACCTCTTAATGAGGCTCTGGTTTGTCTTCATCAAATTCTTCCTAAGTTTCAGAGAGATAATAAACTACAGAAAGTTCAATGTATTGTTTTGACGGATGGAGAGGCATGTCCTCTTGGATATCACAGGTATATCAAACGTTACTGGGAAAATAATACAGAGTTTTTAGGAATTGGACGTTTTGATCCTTACAAATCTACTCTTCGTGATAGAAAAACCGGTAACACGTATAAGTTTGATGGTGGATATTCTGTTTTTGTTGACGTTATGATAAAAAATCTTAAAGACAATTTTCCAAATGTTAATTTTATTGGCATTCGTTTGCTTGCTCCAAGAGACGCTAATTCATTCTTGAAACTTTATTATGAGGGTATGCCTGAACTGTCTAAACTACAATCTGAATGGAGAAAGGAAAGAAGTTTTGTTATCCGCAACTCTGGATATGACGCATACTTTGGACTTTCTTGTAATGCTCTATCTCAAGACGTTGAGTTTGATGTTGATGAGGGTGCTACTAAGGCAAAGATAAAATCTGCATTTGCCAAAAGTCTCAAGATTAAGAAACTAAATAAAAAAGTTCTGGGAGAATTTATCTCCCTTGTGGCATGAACTGGAAAGAAATAGCACTACAGAGCGAAACTGATCCAAAGATTCGTAAAGTTCTTTTAGAAGGACCTAAAAAACTCACAGATGCATGGTTGCTAGGTGCAATGATGTTTAAGTATGGACGGTATGCTAAGTGAACACTGGGGTGGTTTTGCCTCTCCTTTTTGTGTATAATATGAAAGTAAACAACAAAGGAACATGGGACTATCCAAGCAAACCATTATTAACTGTCTTCATGAATCCTATGGTGAATCAGTAACGTCTGCTGAAATCAAAGCATTTTGTCAGATGAATGATTTTAATTATCAAACCATTACCAACAAACTGACTGATTGTAAAGTCGGACGTGGTAAATGGAATTTAGAAGTAACTAAAGAAACTGTAGAAGAATTGGAAGTGACTTATAATTCTCCTACAGCTTTACCAGCAGTTGAGCAAAATCTTGTCCCTGAGAAAGATGATACCTTCGTCAAGTTTGGTAACTTTGGTGATATTAAAAAAATTATTAAGTCCCGTGTATTTTATCCGACATTTATTACTGGATTGTCGGGAAACGGTAAAACGTTTTCTGTTGAACAAGCATGTTCTCAAATCGAAAGAGAACTCATCCGTGTAAATATTACAATCGAAACAGACGAAGATGATCTCATTGGTGGTTTCCGCCTTATTAATGGCGAAACCGTTTGGCATAACGGACCCGTTATTGAAGCCCTGCAACGGGGTGCTGTGCTGCTCCTTGACGAAATCGATCTTGCCTCAAACAAAATCCTTTGTCTCCAATCTATTCTCGAAGGAAAGGGGGTTTTCCTCAAGAAGATTGGCAAATGGGTTTCACCAGCAGAGGGTTTCCAAATATTTGCCACAGCAAATACCAAAGGTAAAGGTTCAGATGATGGACGATTCATTGGTACTAATGTGCTCAACGAAGCATTCCTTGAAAGGTTCCCTGTAACCTTTGAACAAGAATACCCACCAACTACTATTGAAACTAAAATATTAGAAAAGTTTTGTGCTGATGTTGATTTTTGTAAGCGTCTGACGGACTGGGCTGACATCATTCGTAAAACATTCTATGATGGTGGTATTGAAGAAATTATCAGCACCCGCCGACTTGTCCATATCATGAAGGCATATAGCATTTTTGGCGATAAGGGAAAAGCAATTCAAGTTTGCATCAATCGTTTCGATGATGAAACTAAGCAAGCATTTTTAGAATTGTACGACAAGGTTGATGCTGATTTTGAAATGCCCATTGACGAAACAACTATCTCTTGATATACTAAAGTATGACTTCTTGGAGTTTCCTACACGACGTTATGTCTGAAAATAAATATGATGAAAATATTATTCTAACGAGTAGTATTAGTGAAGCAAGTGAATCTGATTACATTGATTTTTGGGGAGGTGATGATGATTTAATTTCACTTACAATTCCTGATCTTCCAACTCCCAATGGTAGAAGGAAGTACAGTGAAGATGAAATTATCAAAGAATTACAAGAGTACATTGGTAGAACATATCAACAGCATTATTCTGCTGGTGATGATAAGATTCAGACTCTTGATCTTATCGAAGCTTGTGGTGATGGTGAGGCATTCTGTCGCAGCAACATCCTCAAGTATGCGTCACGATATGATAAGAAGGGCACTGCCC